AAAAACATTGGATAAATCTCAATTAAAAACTTTTCAAATTGATGGTACATTTTATTACGTAGATGATTCATTTGTTTATGATAAAAATACATTGGAAAGAGTCGGATATACAGAAGGATCTAGATATGTCTTGACAGATGATCCATTTATTTTATGTTTGTAACATTTGTTTATAACCAATTTAAAGATATGGTTTTTATATCTATATCTATACAATGAGTTTATATATAATTTGTTTACATTTATTTATGTTGTTTGACGTTAGTTTAGCACATATTTCGATGAGTTTTCCTCCATCAAGAAGAAATCAATTATCAGAATATTATAAAAATAGTGGATTAGTGAATTATAATTTAAGGTCACCGTTAAATGTTCAACCTGATTTTTTTAGTTTTCCATGTAAAGGATTCCCAAAAGGACCATCTGTGACTACATACGAGTCAAATACTATAGCAATTACATTAGAAGGTACTGCTGTTCATGGTGGTGGTCATTGTCAATTTGGAGTATCTTATGATGATAAAAAGTTTGTTGTATTAAAAACTGTTGTTGGTAATTGTTTATTGGATCGAATGTCTTATTCATTTGATATTCCTGAAAATGCTAAAGGGGGTGATGTTACTGTTTTTTGGTCATGGATTAATAGAATAGGAAATAGAGAATATTATATGGAATGTGCTGATGTAACTATGAATACTAGTGGAAACACTACAAATATAAGCGGTAAAGAATTATTAATTGTAAATTTACCAGGATATGCAAAGGTACCAGAGTGGGAAGTGGGTGCACCTAGTTCACTTGATGGTAGAGATTTATTAAATTCAGTTGGAGATATTTCATTTAGAAGACAGAATACAAAAGATTACAAAAAATTAAAACAAGAAATAAGTAAAAATAAAGTTGTTGACAAAAAGAATACAAATGACACTAATGAAAACGACGACGATAAAAATGATGATAAAAATGATGATAAAAATGATGATAAAAATGATGATAAAAATGATGATAAAAATGATGATAAAAATGAAAACGACAATAAATGTAGTTGTATAACAGGCAAAATGAAATGTAATGGTGATGGATTTGATACATGTGTTAACAATAAGTGGATATATAGATCTTGTGCAAGTGGAACATCGTGCAAAACATCTGGTGAGAGTATTGTTTGCGATTTTGCATAAAATAGTGATCGAAAATAATTTAGTAAAGTATTTTCGATTGTTTTTTAAATTTTATTAGGATGATTGATAAAATGTATAAAAATATACAGTTCAATTAATTGGAGTATGCTAACCCACCCATACCGGCCATGATTCTAAGAACGTTATAGTTAACGGCAAAGACATGAAGGTTACCACCTCCATCAGCATTAAGGTGAAGAGTGGCATTGTCGATACGAGACATGTTTACAGTACCAGAAGGTTGATGTTGTTCTGGGTTAAGAGCAAACGAGTAAACATAGACACCATCACCTGGAATACAAGTGTGATGTTGGTATGGTTGAACCAAGTTGAAGTAAGTTCCCTTACGTTCAGAGAATCGGTCCTGCCCATTAAGTTGAAGTTTAGCACTGAGTATAGGTACATAATCCAAATCATCAGGTCCACCACTCCCAGCAGGTTGATCATCTCTAATAACCCAAATGAGTTCCTTACAAGGATGGTTCAAAGCAAGTTTGCTTTTGTAAGGACCAGCAGTAACTGCTTCAGCTCCAGTAAATTGCAATTGTTCAATCAAGTATTCGTGTTGAACTTGAGCAAATTGACGACGTTCATCAGTATCAAGGTAAATGTAATCAACAAACAATGAAGCTTCAAGACTTGGAGTTTTTACCAAATTAGTTCCAGTGTGAACGATAAGATCAGCAAGAGGCTTGAAGGTAATGTTGAATTTAACTTCGTGATATTGAAGAGCAATCAAAGGAAGAGCAAGACCAGGATTTCTACAGAACCAGAATTGAAGAGGAATATACATTGTATATGCTCCGATTTCTTTGACTGTAAGAGAATCTTTATTAATAGTTGGAGTAGTCATATCAGCAATGTTACCAATCATAAAATTATATCCATCACTCTTTTCAGTAGTTTGGGTAAGATCATTCCAAATATTTAACCATAATCCATAATGTTTATCAATGGTTTGACCACCAATTTCAATAGAAACTTCTTCAATCAAATTGTGTCCAAGTTTTTCAACCCAGTTGACACTAGAATATACATCATCCGTATCACCAACACCATTAAGAACAACAGCTGTTGCTTTTATAGCACCAACAGTTGCTTGAAGATAAACCTTGTGGATAAGATCACCGTTGCGAGAAACAGTACAAGAAACTTTTCGACCAAAGTCTACAGATCCGTTAAATGTCTGTTCAATAGCTTCAATTGCAAAGTTAGTGTGTCGTCTGTAAACGACTTTAAAAAATGTTATTTGAGGATTACCTGTACATTTCCTCTACCTTATCTTTCAATAAGGATTAGACTATATCTTATGAAGACTCTTGTCTCCCGAAAACCATTTAGTCGTTGAACCTTCTTCTTATTTTAAAGAAGCTTGGCTGCTGATTGCCCATTGTGACATCTTATTCATTTTCACTTTACCCAAGTTTTTCTCTTGGCCAATTTAACCTCACGATTAAATCTTAGTAGAATAAGCTTTAGGGGTTCCCAGCAATTTGATTTTCTCACCAAATATTATAATATTATAAATATTTGATTAACACCAGTGATTCGTATTTACATTCGAGTTCACAAAGAGGTTTATGAATATCTTATTTTTTCGATATTCCTCGGCATTTTTCTACCCTACAGGTTTTTAAGGTAAATATCTTGAGCGCCATAGGCAACTAATTGCATTAATCCACCACCCATTGTTTATTGTTTTTATAATATACAAAAAGAAAAAAAATTTATATAAATAACTTAATAAATCGCATAGGTATTTTATATAACTACAATATACAAAATATCAACAATACATATTACCAATTACAATTACAAAAACAAAATACATATTACCAAATACAACAATACATATTACCAAATACCAAATAAAACATTACCAAATACCAAATACAACAATACACGTATTATCAAAACTACAATTAGACCACCAAGTTAAACCAAATTATAAATAAAATCTTGCAAATGATATTTCAATAAAATCTTATCACAATATATCATTAACAAGTATTGCAACTTTGCAAAATCTGTACTATTTGCGTCTTCATCAAACTTGTAAATACCTATATAACTTCGCTTCCACGAAAAATAAAAATGTAATCGCACATTACTACACAATTCTATATCACCAGTATACACATAAGGTTTAACTGTACTATTGGTATAATTACCAGTGGTATAATAATGAACAGGATGTACTAAAACTATTTCATCATTGTCTTCGGTAGTATTCCTATTTTGTAATACATATGTTATTATATCATAATAAACAATTTCTGGAGTTTTTAACTCACCAAATCCTAAATTTATCCCCATATCTTTATAAACTATATTATATAAAAAAATGAAACGTTACCATATATTTTTTACCCAAATCATTACATGTATCACGTTCGTTTATTATATCATAATCAGTTCTTGTAAATATAACTTTAGAATTGCCTATATTATTTATATTTAATGCGCCATCATTTTTTAAAAACATTTTTTTATCAATAACCAAATTTGAAAAAATGTTTTCTAAACAATCAAATTGAATGTTTTTGAATAATTCATATGAAAGCAAAAAATTACACTTTTCTAAAATATACATACTCTTAAAATAATACTTTTTGAAAAACGTATTTGTTATATTAATGGTCAGCATTTTAAGGGAATTACGTATTATATGTTTTTTAACAAAAAACAAAACATTCAATAAAATACAAATACTAATATTTGACAAATCATTAAAAGCGTTTATTGAAATATCAGATTGTTGCAAATACGCTAATAGACGTGATTTCATAATATATCCAAAAATAAAGTGGAAATTACGATTTGTTAATCTTAAAACAGTTACATCTTTATAATCTAAATAACTACTAATTTCATACAAAATTTCAGTAGGTAATTTATCAAACATATACTATATATATAAAAATTAAAACGTGTGTTTAGCGTAAATTAGGTACCTTACCTTACCAAACCGATACGTTTGAGGTATTATAGGTACTATTAACAAAAAACGTGATAAAAAAGGATACAGTGACATCCATACTATAATGTGATCTTGTTATGGTCAATATTAAAGCGTGTGATGTATTAAGTATACTGAAAAAAATAATGTTATTTATGGTTTGTTTAAGAATATGATATTTGAATAACATTAATGTTATTAAAAATCCAAGTGCAAAATGTCCAGAAAACATTTTATCATAACAAGTACCACCTATTGTCATATTAAAAAACCCCAATCGTTTAACCTCACATCCTATTTGTCGTGGTAAAATAGTAGAAGCCATAGTAATACTTCTTATCATTATAATAATGCAAAATTTTACAACTAATTCGTATAGAAATGAAGTACAAATTTTATCAAAATTGACAAATATTGGTAATAAGAAAGACATCATAAACCAATTTTTTGTATAATTGTATTGTGAATAATCAGTGGTATTATTATGAACAATGTCATAAATAGGTTGTGAAGGTTGTTCTATATAATATTTAGTACCAGTATTCCAAACAAAACAAGTAGTGATAAAATGCAACCCAATTGTAAGTGGTATTATATAATACATATTATTATATAATGTCATTTTATTTTTTATTAAATAACCAATTTAAAAAACCTCGTTGAACACTCATTTTCATTATTAATGAACTAGACTTGTTTATCTTTTCCCACGATAAATCTAATTGTCTATATTCTTCTTCAACAGGATTTATAACAATATCCTTTTTCATTACTTCATTTATTATATAATTATTTTCTCTACAATTAACCATTTCAATTACGTTTGTAGAATGAGTTTCATTATCTACTAAATCATTAATACATTTTGTATGTTGTAGAAAATTATAAATATCATTTACAGAACATCTTGTATTTTTGTCAATTGACATCATCTTGTACATTATATTTTTAAAATCATCCCTTAAACCAATACGCCTTTTAATTTTTTTATTCATGATTTCTTGTATATTTTCTAATTTATAAAATCTTTCTAAATCATTTATATTTCTTATATTTGAAAACGGCAACAAGTTAAACATCAATTCATAAATACAAATTCCTAAACTCCATATGTCAATCTTTTTATCGTAATATTGAGATTTACTTTTAAAAGAGCTAGTTTGCTTATAGACCGTTATATTTTCCATGTTTTGTATATTTAATATTATTTCAGGAGCCATATAATACGGAGTTCCACATAACTTGTAATATTTTTTACATAATATATCATCCAAATCAATGTCCTCATCATTCATTCCATACAAATCATAACAAGCAAACCCAAAATCTGAGATCTTGAATTCTATTTTACCACTCGTTGAATATTTTATCAACACATTATGTAACTTGATATCACGATGTACTATATTTTTATCATGTATGTATTTTAAACCATTAATTGTTTGATTTAAAAATTCATATAAAAATGAGTTTGTAAATCCACCTGAAGAATTTCTAAAACGATCAGAACCTGATTTTTTTAAAAAATCATACACATCCCCACCATCACAATACTCCATTCTTAAATAATATATACCATCACCTTTACTATACCCAAAAAATTTTATTATATTTGGATGATCCAAACTAGACAAAATCTCTATTTCACTTTCTATCAATTCTCTTAAACGTTTAAAATAATAATCTTGTTCTGTATTAATCAATTCGCTTCCATTTTTATATGGTGTTATATTAACTTGTATATCACTGTTATCACGCTTTGTTTTCCTTACTCTTTTAACTGCACCTGTACCACCAGTTCTTCTATTCGTGTAACTTTTTACTAATTCATTTATATTTATTTCTTTTATTATAAAAAATTCTTCATTTGATTCCGTGTCACCTATATGTAATGGTATATCATTTTTACACAAATACACGTTTGAAAAAGAACCTTTTCCAATTTGTTTAATTACTTCGTAGTCTTGAATACCTTGACTCATTCTAATATTAACAAATGAAAATAAATTTAACTTTTAACACTTTTATCAAAATAATCACGTGCTGCTTGATACCCCATATCAATCAACCCACGTTTTTCATTTTCGGTTAATATAAAATTAATAGGATGTGTTATTTTATATGCGTGTATACAAATAGTGTGTTCAATATATTTGTATGCCAAAGTAGTATCTCTTTCTTTATTTGCAAACAAACATCCCATTAAATGCAAAAGATAACTATCAAATGAATCTATTTCGTAATTAATGTCATCGTGAAATTCACCTCTTGTTACCAATTTACACCCCAGTACATTATCCATATTCTCATATTCCTCGTATAACTTTATAGGATAATTATTTAATAGACCACCGTCAACATAAATACTATTATTATACTTTTCTGCACAAAATATAAACGGTATACTCGTAGACATACGTATAGCTTTTATAACCTTTAAATTAGGATTCTTTTTATAATCAAAAATTTCAATATTATATTTATTGACATTTGTTACAACTACTCTGAAATTAACACCATATTTATGCCATATTTCCCGTAAAGTTATATCTTTTGAAATACCTTTCTTTAATAGCATTGACTCTATCCAAGTTGTTATTAGTTTACCATTATCCATACCATATTTTTCTAAAAAATTCTTCATACGGAAATTTTTTAAACTATCTATTTCTATTGATATAATTTCAGCATATAATTCATCATATGTATATCCTATTAAATACAATAATCCAACTAAACTACCTATAGAAACACAACACATTTCATTTATTTCAAATGTAACATCACCATTTAATTTCAACTCTTCTAAACATTTTATAACCCCAATATAAGCTATACCTTTTACACCACCACCACTCAAAATTAATGTTTTTATCAAATTTTTCATTTCTTATTATTATATTCAAGAGAAAATAATAATAATCATATTACACACGTTATACATTTACACATTAACTTTTAAACAGAGTTTGGTTGTAAGAGAACAGATTTATCTTGAAAATTATCAAAAAATATTGTTCTAAAATCAGTATTGTATATTTCTTTAATCTTATATACTTTTTCTGTAAAATCATCATCATTCATATATAACATTATATTATAATCTGCAATATTTTCATCATTCAAAAAATCAAAAAATCTATTTAATTTTACACGTCTATCAAAGTAAAAACTAAATTTTCTTAAATTACTAGTTATATCAAATAATATTTCACCCATATCATCTGTTATACTAGCATGAACAATCAAATTACGCTTATCAATATTATTACCAATAGATTTTTCAAATTCTAATACATCAAAGTCAGATGATAATACAAAATTATATTCTTTTTCATTAAATATAACATCATATTCTACGAAAATAATATTGTCTATAGTAATACTAGTTTTTTTTGTCATTTTGTTCAATCCAGATTTCGTTTTTTTTATTATACGTTCTATTCGCCATTTACAAATACATAAAACCAACGACAAACATTTTAAAAATACAACACGTCTATAATAATATAATACGACGATAGTTATTAAAATCAAATTAAAAAACATCTTATTTAAAAAGTATAATATTTTAGTTTTAAATGGATTTCTTTCAATTTTTACAAAATTCAAAAGACACCACCTCGAATTCAAAAATAACCAATAAAACACCAAAAAAGAAAATTCAAGAAACCTCGACGGAAAACAAAACACCCACCAATTTACCCAACGAAGAAGTTGAAGTATATAAAAATATTACCAAAGGTGATATGGTAAAAATTATGGGGGTAAAAGATAGTATTTTAAATTCTTATAAAGGATACATTGGGGAAATAAAATATTATGAACGTGATAAAGATTCAGCAATGGTATTTTTACATGCTATACCGTATCCAACTATTATCAAATTTCCATTACATCATTTTGTTAAATTTGACCCGTATACAAGGGAAGAAATTTGTAATTATTCTAATCTCTAAGAGATTTTAATCTAAGAAATTTTAATCTAAGAAATTTTAATCTAAGAGATTTTAATCTAAGAGATTTTAATCTATAAGATTAGTGTACGTTATACTTTTATCTGTTACAAATAATTCTTTTAATGTTTCATTAACGTCTCGTAGTTGTTCTAATTTAGCTAATTTGGAATATTCATATTTTATATTTACACTATGTTTATTGATTGCGTAAGAACATGTTTTTATACATGGATTTTTATTAATTAACGTAACAAATACATTCTGACAAATATCTTTGATATCTCCATTTGACAGATATATAAACCAAATATCACTTGACCCCTTTAATTTTAATCTTCTAAACATTTTGTTGAAAATTAAAAGTCCACGTTTTACAACATCTTCATTACCGATTTTAATAGTATTGACATATTCGTTATTACAGTTTATAAATTTGTTTATAGAATATTCTTTTAAATTAACTACAATGTTTACTTGTAAACACCGTTCTAAAAAACGTACATCTATAGTCTTATCGTCAAAATCTAGATAGTAATACACATCTAATAATTGCTTTTGAGTTTGAGAGTTGTTTTTATCATTAGTAGAGCAAAATTTGATTGACATTTTATCTACCCTGTAATCTAACAAGGTTTTTTAAATGAATTTCAAACCTAATACTTAAACTTTTTTTAGTAGTATATAGTAATAATGAAATCAAAAACAAAAGATTTACAACATCATCCAGATTATTCTAAATACCACAGTACTTCAGGGTTATCTACAAAAGCATGGGGACCTAATGGCTGGTATTTTTTATTCTCGTGTATAATGGGAGGATATCCAGTTAAAATAGATGAAAAAAATAAAGAACATAAACAAATCAAACGTCATTTTAAAAATATGTTGTTAAGTTTGGGTTACACAATGCCTTGTATATTTTGTAGACAATCATTTTTAGGATTTTGTAAAGATCTTCCACCTGATAGTTTTATGACTGGAAGAATAGAACTTATGCGTTGGCTTTATGAAATAAGAAATAAAGTTAATGATAAATTAATTGCACAGGAACAAAAATGTTATAACGATGAAAAAAAACGTCTTAAAAACATATATCACAATGGTCAAAAAACACACCAAGATAAAAGAACTTATTATAAAAATTTAGAAGAATTTAGAACCAAAACATTTATAACTAATCAATCTCCTAGTTTTGAAGAAATTTTAGACAAATACGAATCTATACGAGCCGTTTGTTCAGCAAAAGCAAAAACTTGTGCATTACCAGATAAAAAGTAATACTACCCCTTAATTCCCTTAATTCCTTTAATTCCTTAATAATATACAATGATATATATTATTAGTATTATTAGTTAGTATTATTAGTTAGTTAATAATTAATTTGCGTAGTAAATTTAAACACCGATTTCAAAGAATCGTCTCATTTGAGCAGGGCTTTGTTCAAAACTACTTTGATTCCAAGGTCCAACGTTTTCTTTTGGAATTGGTGGAAGAGATCTGATATCTTGATATGGAATTTTGTTAGATTGCATTACTGTATTAATACCAACGTGATATCCACTAATTAAAAAGTTTTGTTCTTTTAAAAGTTTAGTAACAGGATTTTCTTTAGCAAAATCGTTTTCTTTTCCATACTTTGGAAGAAGATCTTCTGGCTTAACTTGTTCACTACCAGCTACAATTTTATCAACTTGAATTCTTTGTGGGGCTTGTTGAACTTCTACAGCTTGTTCGACAGGAGCAGCTTGTACAACTACAATAGGTTGTACTCGTGGTTGTTCTTGTGGTTGTTCTTGTGGTTGTTCTTGTGGTTGTTGTAAAGCTTCTCCTTCTACATTTTCAAGTTCTTCTGGCATCATACCATAATAATTTTGCGTCATCTTTTCAGATTTAGGTTTTTGCATATAAGATACTAAAAGATAAACACCAAGTAGAATTAGCGCAACTTTAAGCATATCATTTCGTTGAATAAGTTCTAAAATATTAGCCATAGGATTTGTTTTAATATACTATAATAAAATAAAATAATTTTTAATTTTAAAAAATTTAAAAAAACCATAAACTGTTAATTTAAAAATATAATTACATAAAAACTTATGTTTATTCTCCCTATATAATCATTTTAATGGACCTTGACTCAGACGATGATAACTTTACAAAAACAGATATACTAGATGAATTTTTCGTTAAATATTATAATAAAATTCACGATTTGTACTACGACTTAAAATTTAGATTTAACAGCTTTTCCCCATTTTTCCTGTGCAAGATGGAACTTTATAATATAACACATTTTTTCGAAGACTTTTTTGTTAACCCACCTTGTTTGTTAAAAAAAGGATACAATGGTAATAAGGAAATGTTTAACACCTTTTATAAAAAAGAACTTGATTTATCTTACGGTATAGTATTTAATTTTTCAAAGACAACTTTAAAATTCAACTTACAATACGATGATTGGTTAAAATTCTGTTATCAGTTTACCGATAAATACGAATTGTACAAGTAATATAAAAATGCGATCATAAATTGTATTTAATATCATTTTTATATATAATGATATTATCTATCGATATTGGTATTAAAAATCTGTCATTATGTTGTATGGATTATACTGAATGCAAAAATATTTCTTCTTATGTTATAAAATTATGGGATGTATATGATACATTAGATACAGATGATTTTTTTTGTGAAAGCTTGAAACGTGATGGGAAACCTTGTGGAAAACGTTGTGGATACAAATATAAATCCGAAACTGACATGATATACACTTGTAAAACTCATTTTCCTAAAAACATTATAATTAAACCACAAAATACATATAAAAAACGTCTTGTT